TTCCCTTCAAGATTTTAAGAAGTTTATTGATTCCGTTCCAACTAAGTTAGTTCCAAGAGATTATCAGTTGGAAGCAGTTCATCATGCAATAAACAAAGAACGAACTCTTCTTGTATCACCTACCGCATCTGGCAAATCACTTATCATTTATTATTTGGTCAGATATCATTATCCACAAAAAACTTTAATCGTAGTTCCAACCATTTCTTTAGTATATCAAATGTATACCGATTTTGAGGGATATGCAGATAAAAACTTTGAAGTCGAAAATTTCGTCCACAAGATTTATGGAGGACAAGAGAAAACCAGCAAGAAACCAATTATAATTTCCACATGGCAATCAATATATAATATGTCAAAGAAGTATTTTGAAGAGTTTGATGTTATAATTGGAGATGAAGCACACCTATACAAATCAAAATCACTTACCGGCATTATGACAAAGACAACGAATGCTGCTCATAAAATTGGAACTACTGGAACTCTGGATGGAACCCAAACACACAAATTGGTTTTGGAGGGATTATTTGGGCCGGTCTTTCAAGTCACTACAACCAAGAAACTTATTGATAAAAAGAAATTATCACCATTCTCAATCACTTGTTTGATACTTAAATATGAAGCCAAAATTCGTAAGCAAGTTAGTGGAATGGATTATCGGGAAGAAATTAAATTTTTAATTGAAAGTGAAAGTCGTAATAGATATATTAAGAACCTCGTTTTGGGGCTGAATGGAAATAGCCTTTTACTATTTCAGTTAGTAGAAAATCATGGGAAAGTATTATATGATTTAATAAAGCAGGAGGTAACAGATGTCAGCAATAGGAAGACTTTTTTTGTATATGGAGGAACAACAGCAGGCACCAGAGAAAAAGTTAGAGCAATCGTTGAAAAAGAACGAGATGCCATCATCGTGGCAAGTTATGGGGTATTCAGTACCGGCGTCAACATTAGGAATCTTAATAACATTATTTTTGCTAGTCCTTCTAAGAGTCGTATTAGAAATCTTCAGTCGATAGGTAGAGGATTGAGACTATCAGAAAATAAAGAAGAAACCGTTCTGTATGATATATCAGACGATTTAACATGGAATAATCATCGAAATTATACAATTAATCATTTTGCTGAAAGAATAAAGATTTATAATGAAGAGCAATTTGAATACAAGATGTTTAGTATTGGAATCCGATAGCAAATCAGTTATTTCAACTTGACTTATTTTTTTTTCGTGTTATAATAATCTTAGTGATTTATTTTAACAATGTTAATGGAGAAAATTCATGGCAAAAGGAAAAAAGTCTACACATTATATTGATAATAAAGAATTTCTTGAAGTAATGAAGGGATATCATGTTCTTGTGGTTGAAGCTCAAGAAAAAGGAGAACCAAGACCCATTATACCTGACTATGTGGGCGAATGTTTTATAAAAATAGCACAACGATTGTCTTTTAGACCAAATTTTATTAATTATGCTTTTAGAGAAGACATGATTTCCGATGGTATTGAGAATTGTGTTCAGTATATACACAATTTTAATCCCGCTCGTTCTGACAATCCATTTGCTTATTTTACTCAAATCATTTATTATGCTTTTATTAGACGGATTGAAAAAGAAAAGAAACAATTGTATATCAAATATAAAACGATGGATATGCATGGCAGCTTGGATGATAATGTTACACTATCAAAACATGATACGGCCGATGGGCATGGTGATGCTCCAATGACGGTAGATCAAAAAGCCAATATGTATGATTTTATTGCGACATTTGAGAGTAAAAAGAAAAAACGTAAGGTTCTAAAGAAAAAATCTACAACATCTACCTTAGAATATTTTTTTGCAGCTGCTTAAACAGAACAAATTATTATGCCCAAATCACGAAAGAGAAAACCTCCTATTAGTCAAAAGATTGCAGAAAAGAGAAAACAAAAGGGACATGAGGTTCAGTTTGATATCTTACGGCCATTTGGTCCAAGAATCGGCCGAATACAAATGCCAGAAGATGTTTTAGGGAAAATGATTGAACTAACTGATGAGATAATGGAAGATGAGGAACGACAAAGTTGGGGGCATCATTTAGTGGGGCAGATTAAAGAAGAACCTTATATTACAAAAGAAACATTACAACAAATTGGCGTTTATGATTTTTTTAATGGATGTTTACAATATTATCTTACAGAGGTAATGAAAGAACTTTATGCTTATACTGAAGAAACTCATTTATTGGAAACGGCGGTTAAAGATATGTGGTCAGTTCATATGGACCCCGGAGGGGAATATAATCCACTTCATTTTCATACGTTTTGTCACGTTTCGGCTACTGGTTATTTAAAGATGCCTATTCACAGACCGAAGAGAAATATTCCACACAAACAAGATAAAGACGGGATGATTGAATTTGTTGATCATGCTTCTTGGCCGGAATGTTTGGATAGAGGAACAATGTTGGTGGAACCAACAGTAGGAACGATGTACATGTGGCCTTCTCATATACTTCATACTGTTTATCCGTTTTTAGGAACTGAAGAAAGAAGAAGTGTTGCTTGGAATGGGGTTTATAGATTGACAGATAAAAAAACTAAGGATGTTATAGCAGGAGGAAATTATTAAATGAAGATTGCTTTAATTACGGACACGCATTGGGGTGCCAGAAATGATTCACAAGTGTTCATGAATTATTTCAAACGATTTTATGAGGAAGTATTTTTTCCTTATCTTGAAGAACATAATATCAAAACCTGTATTCACTTGGGTGATGTGGTTGACAGGCGGAAGTTCATTAACTACAGAATACTCAAAGACCTACGAGAAAACTTTATCAATCGCCTTTGGAAAATGGGTGTTGATACTCATATCATAATTGGGAATCATGATACTTTTTACAAGAACACAAATGAGGTGAATAGTATTGCAGAACTTTTTTCAACTTATGATGGTAATATTGAGCCGTGGATGTATTCAAAACCAACGGAAGTGGAATTTGATGGACTAAAGATTTTGATGATGCCTTGGATTTGTCCTGAGAATCATGAAATGGCGATGAAAATGATTCAGGATACAAAAGCACAGATTCTTATGGGGCATTTGGAAATTATAGGAATTGAACAGATTGTAGGATCATGGAATTATACTGGAATAGATGCTTCTGTTTTTAGTAAATTCGACATGACAATGAGTGGGCATTTTCATCATAAGTCAACAGGGGGAAACATTTATTACCTTGGTAATCCATATGAGATTACGTGGTCAGATTACAATGATCCAAGAGGATTTCATATCTTTGATACTGCAACAAGAGAATTGGAATTTATTCGTAATCCGTTTTCAATGTTCTATAAAATATTTTATGATGATGAAGAAAAAACTATGGAACAAGTGGTTCAACAAGATTTTTCTGAATACAAAGATTGTTATGTGAAAGTGGTAGTTCAAAATAAAACGAATCAATATTGGTTCGATATGATGATGGACAACCTATATAAATCAGATGTTGCTCATGTGATGGTTGTGGAAAATTTTCTTGATACGGATATAAATGATGATGATCTTGTGAATGAAGCAGAAGACACCTTAACAATACTTGGTAAATACGTGGAGGGCTTAAATGTAGAAGTAGACAAATTAGAATTAGATAAGTTGCTTAAAAATCTTTATTCCGATGCACTTAATGCAGAAACCGTCTATCAATGATACATTTTAATACTGTTCGTTTCAAGAATTTCCTTTCTACAGGAAATCAGTTCATAGAAATTCCTCTTAATAAATCTTCAGATACACTAATTATTGGCGAGAATGGCTCTGGGAAGTCAACCGTCTTGGATGCTTTATGCTTTGGTTTATTTGGAAAACCTTTTCGGAATATCAACAAACCACAGTTGGTGAATAGTGTCAATAATGGTGGCACGATGGTTGAAATTGAGTTTAAAATTGGTAGTAAAAAATATAAAGTTGTTAGAGGAATTAAACCGAATCTATTTGAAGTTTATCGGGATGAAACTCTTCTCAATCAAGATGCCAACATACGAGACTATCAAGAATATTTGGAGAAGACAGTATTAAAATTGAATTTTAAGTCATTCACCCAGATTGTTATTCTTGGCAGTTCTTCTTTTGTTCCTTTTATGCAATTAAAAAGTTCTGACCGAAGATCTATTATTGAAGACTTACTAGACATTCAAATATTCTCAACAATGAATGTATTGTTGAAGGATAAATCTGCTAGACTTCAAGAGGCTATTACAGCGAACAAATCCAAGCTTGAGTTGGCCGAAGAACTTATCAAAACACAACAAAGACATTTAGAATCATCCAAGGCAACTAGGCAAGAATTGATGGAGGAAACACAAGAGCTCATTGATGCTGATGAAAAGTATTTGGTAGAAGAAGAAGTGTGCATTAATGAATTGTTGGTGAAGGTTAAAGAGTTGCAGAAGGCTATTTCCGATGAAGCTGAAATCAAGAACGACATAAAGAAGTTAACAAAATATCAAACTCAGATTGAAACCAATATTTCTCACAAGGAAAAGGAACACCAGTTCTTTGTTGATCATGAAGATTGTCCAACTTGTAAGCAGGTTATTGATGGTACGTTTAAAGGAAAGATAATGGACGAATGTGAAGAGTTTGTCACTGAAAAGAGGGATGCTCTTGAATTGGGTAGTAAACTCATGGATACAAAAAATAGCCGCCTACAAGAGATACAGAAGGTTCAAGAAGAGGTAAGTGAGCACCAGAAGGATATCTTACGGAGGCAAGTTGAGACAAAGACTACAATTGAGAGTATTACCACAAAGAAACGACAGATTGAAAAG